TAAAACTACCTGTTAATTGTGATTGTGCTACAGTAGTAGAGTCTCCATTCCATCCAAATATTAAGTTTGTTCCACCTGCTGATTGTGTTATATTAAATGGTAGTGTTTGATTAGCATTCACTAAATAAATATTATCACCCTTTTCAGTTATACTACCTGTTACTACCAAACTACCTGTTATAATTGCACTACCCGTATAAGGGAATGTTGTACCACCTGTAATTACTACTGATGCTGTTCCTGCACTTACTGATGCAGTTACACCTGCTCCATTAAAATTAAATGATGTTACATTTCCTAATATCGTTCCTTCATCTTGTACTGATACATTACCACCACTACCCGTTGCCGCTATAATTCTACTATCAAATGAAGATGAATCGTTTTTATATTGACTACCACTAAACGTTTGTAATAAACCTATTGAAGAACTATTATTCCCTATGTTAACACTTTGTGTTGTATCTGTAAAATATAAAGATGCTGATAAATTAGTTACACTACTAGTTGTCGCTATAATTCTACTATCAAATGAACTACTATCATTCTTATATTGTGAACTGCTAAATGTTTGTAATAAACCTACTGATGTTGATATACTTGCAGTAAATGTATTGGTTGATGCGGTAAATGAATTAAAAGATGCAGTAGTAACATATCCTGTATTCTCTGCTGCTATAATTCTAGTATTAAACGATGCACTTTCAGTTGTGTATACATCCTGATTAACAGTTGCTGCTATTGACGAACTATTATATACTCTTAATATCTCAGGAGTAATTAACCCTTCATTGTTATTAGGAAAAGAAGAAACGTTAAGTGCTTCTAATTGTGCTTTAGTTAAACTCATATCTATTTATTTTTTTTTATATATTAGCCCATATTTCAAACCCACTACTAAAGCCAGGACTAAATGGCCCTTGTGTTCTAATTTTAGATATACTTCCTATACCTTGATTAAGTAAAGCACCATCACAACATTTTGTAGAATATGTATTTGAATATATGCAAAGACACCCTCTACGATTTGATTTAGGTGATGATAGACCTCTTGTCGGTCCTAAGTATACACCCGAACTTACTAATCCTCTACTCTCTCCACTCACTATTAAACTACCCGGTGCGCCAGGCACAGCCATTGTGTTACCAATTCCTTGCTGTATAATCTCTCCCTCACAACAACTCAATGAATATCTATTAGAATTTGCACAAAGGCAACCTCTCCTACTATTCTTTGGTGATGATAAGCCTTTAGTTGGACCTAATGAAACACCCGAATTAACGTATGTTTCCTTATTCATCGCCCTAATTGTTCTCCAATCTATACCCATTAGTTCACTTTAATATAAATAACAATGTTCAATGGAAATACTTTTATACATTCATTCTTCTCATCTGCTCATCACTTATCATTTTTTCCATCAATGCTCTATCTGATTTAAATGCTAAGAGTAGAAGTGTTTTCTCTAATGGTTGTGTTAGGACTTCATTCATTCCATTAATATCACCACCACATAATTCTACGATTGTGGAATAGTTACCCCATTTTCTTCCAAAATTGATTTGATGTTGGGTAGAGTTTCCTCCACTATCTTCATCATAGAGTTCGGGATAGCGCTCAATAATTCCATTGATAAATAAAAAAAAAAGTAATATGCTCCCCAATGTATATCCATTCCTAAATCTAAGAACCATTCCCACTCCTCTTCGCCTGTGTAGTTAGCAACTGAATACAACTTCCCTTTTTGTTTTGTGATAGGACGATACAAAATTGCCATTGCCTTTGCCCAATCCTCTCCCATCTCTTTTGTAACTAATTTGCTGATATCAATGTATGCACCATATTCTATTTTAGATAAGTTAGGATAGATACCATAACGGATACCATCATACTCAAACGAACGAACTAAGGGCAAATCTGTTTGAGAAATAAATCCTTCTAATTCTCCTTTTATGTTTAAGAATGTTTCAGTATCTAATTTTCTCATTATATCCGGCGTTACACCACATAGATGATAGAACATTGCAGCTAATAGTGCTTCGCTCTCTCCTTCGTATGCCCTTAAATCTTTTTGTAATTCTATGTATTGTCTTAGTGTGATAGCTGACCAATCCTTTGGAACTACTATCTGAATTTCTTTTTTCATTATGCTGTGTATTTATTGTTGTGTTGTTGTAGATAATATAATTCACCTACTAATCTACGGACTTTGTTTTCTTCATTACTTAATTTAGCCATTAGTGCTATTAACTGAGTGTTTAGTGTTTCGTTTGCCACTACCATCTCTCCTGCCAATTCTATTATTGATTCTAATTCCTCTAATGTAAAATCTTTTCCTTTTATATTCATATTAAAACATATTAATTGTGTATTTACCTGCATTCATTTTTCTTGCATTTAATCTTTCCATTACCGCGTATCGAATAGCATCTATACTATGGTTACTATAATCTACTGGCACATTCTCAAAATCACCATTCTTATTTACGGACCATACATACTCACTAAACTCTTTGATTGTATTTCTGCTTTGCTTTGTTACGTTTAATCGGTATTGTTGCATTAAATCTATTCCTAACCTTACACTATCTTTACCTTTCTTAACGGGCTTAATATTAAATCCACTTCTAAATATTTCCTCTATCAATCTCGGTTCTGCACTATCTGCCCATATTTCCTCTCTTTCAATACCTAATCCTTTTAGATGTGCAATAATATCTGCTGTTACCATTCCTGTTTTGTATAACAACTCATTAATATATAAATCTCTATCTCTTTTAAATAAACATATGAGTGAGGTAGGGTCAACGGTAAAACCGTAATCCATACCAAAGCAAACTAATTCAGCTTCCTCAGGCACTTCATCTACTATGTTAATCGAAAATATTGTTCCTATGTTATTGCCTGGCATTCCTAATCCATAAATCTTATAGTATTCAGGATTGATTACCTTTAACCTTTCAATCTCCTCAATAATACTTTGCTCTAAGAATGGGTTATCTAAAAATGTAGAAATGAATAAACTGCTTTCAGGATGTGTTTGTATTTCATTAAAGATATAGTGGTTAGTTCCAAACGATGGGTTATATGCAATAATAGTTTTCTTTCTCGTTCTTATGAAAAGCTGAAAGTAATCCTCTCTACTGAGCTCGTTACATTCGTCAATAAACAAATAGTCACGTGCCGAGCCTTTTCGCTTCTCGGAATTATCAATAGACATAAACTCTACCATACTACCATTGTCGAATTGATATATATGCTCAGTTGCACTCCACCTATCCTCATCCCATATACCTAACTCTTTTAATATAGTTTGCCAATCTCTCATAATACTAACACGCATTGATGGGAATGATTTTCTTACTACTGATACTACTATGTTATTCTCCATTAGACAATGCACTAATATCCATTGTAAGGCTGAATATGATTTAGAACTTCTCGTTCCACCTTGCAGTATACAAATCTTTTTACTACTATCTATATCCCTATATGTCTTTGATGTTGTTATGTTTAGTTCCATCTACGATGTTTAGGTTGATTGATTGTATTTTTGCATTTACTTCCATTGTGCCTGTAATATCTATACTTCTCATTTTAGGCATTGCGTATTCCATTAACTTCATTGCTAAATCTAATGCTTTCTCTGGATTAGTTTTCTTTAACTCCTCTAAATCAGTTTGTATTGTGGACAGTGTATTATTAACCGCGCGATTTATTGTTAAACGCATTTGTTCACTTGTTCTATTTAATGCTCCTTTAGGTCTCCCATTAGCATTTATTCTTGTATCACCTTTAACGAATGGCATATTGTATTTTATTTGTATTTTACTATATAGATAACCAACTTACTCAAAAAATTCATTTACCTTATGTTTTACTTCTACATTACCTAATCTCTTTGTCGCCTTTATCTCATCACCCTTAACAAATACTAATACATTTTGGTGACACTTAGCAATCTTTCTACTACAATCCATATATGCATTTGCTCTCATTGCTGCAGTTGCTGGCTCTTGTAGTAAAATTAAATCATTGTAATACTTTAATCCATTACTCTCCATTATTTGGATTGTTCTTTGTG